TGATCGGCTTATCGTGCTGCCGGGGCCTCGCGTCATCTTCGTCGAACTCAAGCGACCGAAGGGCGGCGTGATCTCGGCCCTGCAGCACTGGTGGCGGGCGCAGCTCGTCGGGCTGGGCTGCGAACATTACTTTATCAAGACGCGCGCCGAGGTGGACGCGCTGGTAGGAGAAAAGACATGAGCCATGAGAATGAAGACAACATCGCCGTCGTCGTCACGGGCGACGCGTGGGAGGAGCTGTACGGCATCCTGCGCCCGTTTCTGAAAGACATGGCCGTGTGGGGCAACCGGCACTCGCTGCCGCTGGCGGCCGTCGAGGGCATGATCTGGGGCGTGAGCGAGGTGTTCCACGAATACGGCGAGGGCTGCCCGTGCGAGACTTGCCTCGACATCGCGGAGCGCACGGCGGATGAGCTGTTCCGCCGCATGACTGAAGCCGCGCGCGTGGTGAGACACTGATGTCCGAGTACCTCAACCCCGACATCAACTGCTACTGCTTCATCGACACCGAGACCCTGTCCAGCGTCGACCTGAAGGCGTCCGGCATCTACCCCTACAGCGCCGACCCGGACTTCCGCGTCATGATCGTCACGTACGCCATCGGCGACGGGCCCGTACAGATCTGGTATACGCCACTGGCACACACCGGGTCGTGGCTCGACTGGATGGGCGCGCCCGAAGATCTGTGGCAGTTCTCTGAGCGCGTCGACCGGGGCGAGGCGTGGTTCGTCGCGTGGAACGCCGCCTTCGACCGGCTGGCCCTGTCGCGTGGCGTGCAGGATGGCCAGTGGCTGCGGCCGGAGCATTTCCTCGACGCCATGGTGCAGGCCGTGCGATCGCACCTGCCGCCGGATCTGGCCAGCGCGGGGCGTCTGGTCAATTCCGAGATCCAGAAGCGGCCGGAGGGCAAGCGCCTGATCCAGCTCTTCTCGGTGCCGCCGTTCGCCGATCCGCGCGAGTATCCCGCCGAGTGGGAGGCCTTCCGCGCGTACGCCCTCGACGACATCCCGCCGATGCGCGAGGTGTGGAAGGCGACGCTGCCCCTGTCCCGTAACGAGTGGGAGCAATACTGGGCCAGCGAGGGCGTCAACGACCGTGGCATGCCCGTCGACCGTGACTTCGCCGAGGCCGCCTCAGAGATGGCCGAGGAGAACGCGCTACGCGCCAATGCCGACATCGTACGCCTGACGGATGGCGCGATCCTCACCGTCAATCAGAACGAGGCTCTGTGCAACTGGGTGCTGGACCGCATCCGCCACCTGCCGGACGCCAAGGCCATCCTGCTGCGTGAGGTGGTCGAGGAGCAGGAAGAGGAGGGCGACGGCGTCGTGCAGCTCGAGAAATACTCGCTCGAGCGTTCGCGTGTCGAGGATCTGATCGCCTACCTCGAGCGTCGCCGCAATGAGGTTGGCCTGACTGACACCGAGGCGAGCGTCATGAGCGTGCTGGAGGTGCGCGCGTACGGCGCCAGCGCCACGCCCCGCAAGTTCACCAAGCTCCTGCCGATGCTGACGTCCGACGACCGCCTGTGCGGCCAGTACGTCTTCAACGGGGCCGCTGCGACGGGGCGCTTCAGTAGCCGGGGGCTACAGATCCACAACCTGACGCGCTCCACCGTAGGCAAGCAGGCCGTCGAGCTGGCGGTGATAGACCAGCTCCAAGACCGCGTGCCGTACGACGTCTTCAAGGAGTGGGGCCCGGTCGGCCGCACGCTGTCGCGTCTGATCCGCCCGGTGTTCGTCGCCCCTGCGGGCCAGAAGATGATCTGGGCCGACTACTCGGCCATCGAGGCGCGCGTGCTGCCTTGGCTGGGCGAGGCCTTCGGGGCCAAGCCCGTGCTGGACATCTTCCGTGCCAACGACGCCGACAAGTCCCTGCCCGACATTTACAAGCTGCAGGCGGGCTCGATCCTCGGCAAAGACCCCAAGGACATCACCAAGGATGAGCGCCAGAGCCACGGCAAGGTGCCCGTCCTGTCGCTGGGCTTCGGTGGCGGCAAGGGCGCCCTGTTCAACATGGCCCGCAACTATGGCGCCAGCTTCACCGACGGCGAGGCGGCAGACATCGTGCGCCGCTGGCGAGACGTCAATCCGTGGGCCCGCCGGTACTGGGATGACACGTGGGAGGCTGCGCTGTGGTGCATGGCCAACCCCGACACGCCGCGCGCGGTCGGTGATCGGCTGACGTACGTCTACCTGAAGGACTACATGCGCGGCACGCTGGTCTGCATCCTGCCCGACGGTCGCCCGCTCCTGTACCCGGTCATCCGGTGGGAGAGCCGCGAGCGCAAGGACAAGCAGACGGGCAAGGTGGAGGTCAAGGACCAGCTCACCTACCGGCGCGGCTATGGGCGCGCGTCCCTGTGGTACGGCACGCTCGTCGAGAACGCCGTGCAGGCCGTGGCCGGTTCCCTGCTGCGTCACGCGATCTGGCGTCTTGCCCGCGACTGGCCACAATTGGTTGTGGGTCACACCCACGACGAGGTTATCGGGCTCGTCCCGACGCAAGATGTAGCGGCTGGGCTGAAGGCGCTCGAGCATGCTATGCTGGACCTTCCCCCGTGGGCTGAGGGCCTGCCGGTGTCGTGCGAGGCCAGCGAGAGCTTCTACTACACCAAGACTATCGACTGAGGAGTTGAACACATGAGCAAACTTGGAGACGCTGCGGCGCAGACGTTGGTACGTCGTCGGCTGCTGGCGAACGGCTACACCCCGCTGGCCAACAAGGACAAGATGTGCGTCTTGCCGGGCTGGTCAGACATGCACGTCGACGACGCGCAGATCGACGTGTGGTCGCGTCAGTTGAAGTGGCGCGCTACTGGCGTCCGCGTCGAGCGCGGGCTGGCCGTGATCGACCTTGACGTCAATGACGCGGAGGCCGTTGAGGCCATCATCGACGCCATACCGGCCGAGATCTGGTCCATCCTGCAAGACGCGCCCGTGCGGCGCGGTAAGGGCGCCAAGGAGGCATGGTTTGTGCGCCTCGAGGACGGCGAGCAGCCGTTCTATCGCCTCGCGTCGGCGGGCTTCCGGCAGGAGGAGGGTGACGAGACCGTTCACCGCGTCGAGATCTTCGCGGGCGAGGGCGGCGGCCGTCAGTTCGGGGCGTATGGCGCGCATACCGTCGGCGACGATGGCGAGGTCAGGGTGGTCTATCATTGGGTCGATGATCGCGGCCTGCTGCAGGTGCCGTTCGACGATCTGCCCCGCCTGACGCGCGCGCAGTTGTCGACCGTGGCGGAGGTGGCGTCTCGCACGCTGGAGAGCATCGGCTGGCTGCCGGACCTGCGCTCCAAGCCCGGCTTCAGCTCGAACCAGCCGATCTATGACCTCGACCTGCAGGAGTTCGAGACGCAGCATCATGGCGCTGTCGATCTGATGGGCCTGCAGGAGCTGTGCGAGATCCACGGCGACGTGCGCCTGTCCGCCTCTTGGCTCGAGGGCGGAGCGGCCGTGAACACGACGCGCTGCATCGCCTCCATCCACCCGCGCGATGGTCGCGTGTCGATCCTCGAGACGGCCTCCTTCGAGATCCACCGGCCGAAGGATCTGGCGCCCAAGCCGGTCACGCTGAACGCCATCGAGCGGCTGCAGGAGCTGGCGCAGGCTGGCTCGGTGTTCTCGGCCGCCGCTCCGGCGCCGACTGCGGCCGACATCGGGGCCGACATGGCGGATGACATGAGCGCCGTCGTCGACGCTCTCCTGTCCGAGTACTGCTTCATGCCGAGCGAGCAGCGGTGCATCGTGCCGCTGACGTCTCCCGTCGAGGGGGCCATGACGCTCGCCAATTTCCGCACGCTGATGCAGCCGCACGCCGTTACCGTTGCCGGTAAGAAGGGCGGGGAGAAGGTCATCCACCCGGTGCCGATGTGGATGGCAGATCCGCGCCGCGTGGACGTGGCTGGGTATCGCTACCGGCCCGATGTCGACGGGCCTCTGGCGACGGTCGACGGGCGCCTCTTCATCAACACGTACCGCGCGCCGGTCGAGGCTGAGTATGACGACGCGGCAGGGCCCGTGGCGGCCTTCGAGGCTCTCATCGCTCACCTGCTGCCCGTCGAGGCGGAGCGCGACTGGTTCCGCATGTGGGTCGCGGCGAAGGTGCAGCGGCCGTGGGTCATCGGGTGTGGCGTGCTGATGGTGGCCAGCATTCAAGGCACCGGGCGCGGCACGCTCTTCGACATGCTGGGGTCGGTCTTCGGGCCGCGCAACGTGTCGCCCGTGTCGTCCGTCGAGCTGCTCGGAGGCGGGGGTCAGGGCCAATACAATGGCTGGCTGTCGGACAGCGTGCTGGTCACGTGCGACGAGGTGATGGCGGGCGATGATGGCGGCGGCTCGATGACGTGGAAGCGTCGCGAGAGCTATGAGCGCCTGAAGCAGTACACCGACCCGCGTCGCCGCGAGGTGCTGATCCGCAAGAAGAACGTGAACGCGTACACGGCCGAGATCTTCGCCTCGATGCTGCTGGCGACCAACCACCTGAACGCGCTGCCGCTGACCGTCGACGACCGCCGCTTCGCCGTGCTGATGCAGGAGGACATCAAGTTCATCAACCGCGAGGGCCTGCCGGAGCTGGTCAACCCGTGGCGCCCGGAGGGCGTCTTCGAGGCCGCGTTCGGGTCGGCGCTGCGTGCGTACCTGCGCGGTGTCGCTGTCGACTGGACGGCCGTGCGGGAGGCGCCCAACCTCGGCGAGGGACGCCTCATCATGCAGCAGCAGAACGAGGGCGACGTGGAGGACATCCTGCGTGACGTGCTGTCGCGCGTGCCCGCCGACTACATTGCCAGCGAAGACCTGCGCCGTCGCCTGCAGATCGCCATCACGGCGTACGGCGAGGGCGACCACCTCAAGAACTGGTGGCGGCGCACGCAGGACATCCTGCGCGCCGAGAACAGCATGGGCTGGAAGGCCATCCAGACGCGGCAGACAGTCGTCGGGGCTGACGGTCGGCAGAAGCTGCTGACGGTCTACTACCGCGCGGCGGATGGCGTGCGTCAGGCGTGGTCAGACACGGCGCTGCGGGATAGGGCTGCCTTGCTTGCGCCGGGATCAGATGTGAACCGAAACATGACGGCACTCGAGCAGGCCAAGCGAGACGGCACACTGCGCGCGGTGGAGTGAAACGAAAAAGGCCGCGCAGTGCGCGGCCTTCTTCTTGGTAGGTGGCGCGTCAGCCGAGCCTGACGCTCACGACATCGCCAAAGTACTGATCCTCGCCGGACCTCAGCGCCATCATCAGCAGATCTTCCCAAACCGCATTCGACATGATGCCGGACAGCGCGTCGAATTTACTCTTCGGCATGTGCAGCGTCGCCGGTGTCGGCTGCGCGTACCTAGCCGTGCGCACGCCCGGTATCGCAGAGCTTGCTGCAGCCGCCAGCGAGGCCGGGTTGTGGGGGACGGCGGAACTCGGTGAGGTGATGAGCAAAGCCCATGCGGTGCTGTCGCCCGTCACGGCATGTGACGCCTTAAACAGGCGTGCCGTCGCCTCACGCATGACGCGGTATGCGCTTACAGTGGGCGATGTGACAAGGTCGCGCAGCGCGTCGGGGTGAAGGCCAGACGGCAGCGCGCGGCCGCGAAGGTTAGGGTAGAACCGGGCCGCATAGGTCAACAGCGGTGTTGACACTACCGTATTGGTGCGCCGATCAAGCAGGCTCACTGTGGCCAGCACGGGCACCACATCGGGCAGGCCCGGCGCGCGCAGCAACAGGTCAACACCGTCGCCAATCGCAGGTGTTGAGGCGTAAGTATCTGAAATCATTGAGCATCTCCTGTGTCTCAACATCAACACTACCTCTCTCTACATCATGATGAGGAGGTATGTTATTAGCATAAGTACTGTAACTGGATGTGTAAGTAAATACGGTAGTTACGGTGATAACATAGTAGGCCAGGTGGAGCGAAACCTACGCGGTGTTGATGTTGAGGTGTTGAGGTGGCGCTCGCGGAGGCCGCGCTTGCGCCGGGCACGGGGGCGGTGGTAGGGTGCTGTTGTGGCGCGCGTGGTTCCTCCTCCCAGCTCGGCGCGCCCGGCGGCGGTGTTGGCCCTTAGGCTGGCGCCGCCGTTTCTGTTTCGGGGTGCGTGGTGCGTGGTGCGTGGTGCGTGGTGCGTGGGAGATCCGGTCTGGTCATGCCGTCATCCGGTCTGGTCATGCCTGCCTCGAGCCACCAAAACCGCCACGGCAGGCACGTCGCCTCGCGCGCGGGCGCCCGGCGGCCGGTCGGTGGGGTATCCCGATACCGCTGCGCCAGCGCACAGGTCGGCCGTCGTGGCACCTGATTGGTGCGTCGATGCACGGATCTGGACCTATCGGACTGGATGTATTATCTGCGCCGGGGGCGATGCGTGCTAAGTGCTTGATAACACACGTTTATGCGCAAAGCTGCATATGACATAATGACTGTTATCGGACTTTCGGCGCCCGAGGCCCGGATCGGCGCCGAGATCGCGGGAGGCCCCCCGCCCCCGGGGGGTTACACCGGGGGCGGCTGCTTCTGCAGCCCCACACGGATCGGGGTGTACCTTGAAAAATTTCCAAAACCGTGACACAAAACCCAAAGCGTACTGAGGAGGTACACATGGCCGGTAAGGCACTGAAGAAGAGGCTTCTCGCGGAGATCGCCGACCGAGGCGGGCCCGAGTGGCTGCAGGACTACATCGCGGATGGCGGCACCATCGCGAAGCTGTCCGAGGAGCTGGGCTGCTCGCGCACCTATCTCAGCCGACACCTGAACGCGCAGCCGGAGTATAGGGCCGTCATCATCGACGCGCGGCAGGAGTACGCCGACAAGCTGGCGGACGAGGCGCTCGAGATCGCGGACGGCATGGCCGACATCGAGGACATCTCGCGCGAGCAGGTGGCCGTCGCGAAGGAGAGGATCGACGTTCGCAAGTGGCTGGCGGCCGTGAACAGCCCGGACAGGTTCCGGCAGAACAACAACGGCCCGACGGTCACGATCAACATCAACCAGCTCCACCTCGAGGCGCTGAAGAAGCGGCGGGATGGCGGCATCACGATTGACGCCGTCGCCAATCCCCCGGCGCAGGTCGAGGAGGACGACGAGTGAGCAAGAACCCCTTCGAGGAGATGGTCGCCCGCTACGGGATGACCGAGGATGGCCCGGGCCTATTCGTGCGCGAGATCTTGGGCGCCGAGCCGGAGCCGTATCAGGATGACCTGCTGAGGGCCGTCGGGCGCGGCGAGCGGAAGATCTCGGTCCGCAGCGGCCACGGCACGGGCAAGTCGACCTCACTGAGCTGGGGCATGCTGTGGTTCGTGCTGTTTCGGTTTCCGAACAAGGTGGTCGTGACGGCGCCGACGACGGCGCAACTCTACGACGCCCTGTTCGCGGAGCTGAAGCGATGGATCAACGAGCTGCCCGAGGCGCTCGCGGTGCTGCTCGAGGTGAAGACCGACCGCGTGGAGCTGGTCGCGGCGCCCAGCGAGGCGTTCATCTCGGCCCGCACGAGCCGCGCGGAGCAGCCAGAGGCGCTGGCCGGGGTTCACTCGGACAACGTCATGCTGGTGGTGGACGAGGCCAGCGGCGTGCCCGAGCAGGTCTTCGAGGCGGCGTCGGGCTCGATGTCTGGTCACAGCGCGACGACGATCTTGGCCGGGAACCCGACGCGGACGAGCGGCACGTTCTTTGAGACGCACACGCGGCTGGCGCAGCACTGGTACACGCTGCACTGGAGCTGCATCGACAGCAAGCGCGTCTCCAAGGAGTTCATCGAGGAGATGAAGACGCGCTACGGGGAGGACAGCAACGCATACCGCATCCGCGTGCTGGGCGAGTTCCCCCTCGGCGACGACGACACCATCATCCCCCTGCATCTGGCCGAGGCGGCCGTCGAGCGGGACGTGGCCCTCTCGGGCAACCTGCGCCCGATCTGGTCTCTGGACGTCGCGCGGTTCGGGAGCGACAGGACCGTGCTGGTGCGCCGGACGGGCAATGTGGTGACCGACGTCGAGGCGTGGCAGGGTCTGGACCTGATGGCCACGACGGGACGCGTGAAGGCGTACTTCGACGCCCTCCTGCCGAGCCAGCGCCCGAGCGAGATCTTGGTCGACAGCATCGGCCTCGGGTCGGGCGTCGTCGACCGCATGCGGGAGCTGGGCATGCCGGTGCGCGGCATCAACGTCAGCGAGGCGCCCGCCTTCGGGAATACGTACGCCAACCTGCGCACCGAGCTGATCTTCCGCGTGCGGGGGTGGCTCGAGCAGCGGACGGCGCGCCTGCCGAAGAACCCGGCGCTCTTGGCCGAGATGACGTCGATCCGCTACAGCTTCGGCTCGACGGGCAAGGTGAAGGCGGAGAGCAAGGACGACATGCGGCGACGCGGTCTCCGGTCGCCGGACTTGGCTGACGCGCTCTTCCTGAGCTTCGCCGGGGACGCCGCGACGGCGCTGGGCACGCCATCCGCAAACTGGTCGCAGCCTATCCGCCGAAGGCTCAAGGGCGTCGCCTGACGCGCGGCGGTAGCCAACGGCGCAGAGATCTGGTAGTATCCCCGCCAAGCGGGGGTGCGACCATGCAAGAGAAACGCTTTCTGGGCCTGATGGACATGATCGACGGGGGCGGCATGGGCCGCTCCGGTCAGACGTTTGAGGGCGGCCCGTTGTCGGGCTTCCTGAACGCTCTGGGCATCCGCCCGATGGGGTACATGGACCGCCTCGAGGCGGCTCAGCCGATGCCGCGCCCGATGATGGGCGGCAGCTCGATGGCGACGCCCGCGCCTGCTCCATTGACGCCGCCGATCATGCCGAAGGCTGGCGACATCACGATGAGCGTCCTGCCTCCGATGGGCGCAATGTCGGATGAGCAGCTCATGGCGATCATTCGTCAGGCGCTGGAGCGCGCGCCGTCGGCGATTGGGTACGGTCCCCGCTGATGGCAGAGCAGTTTGATCTCAAGGCCCTTCTGGACGCCCTGATCTACGCCGAGAGCGCGGGAGATCCGATGGCCGTGTCGAAGAAGGGCGCGGCTGGCCTGACGCAGCTCATGCCGGAGACGGCCATGGACCCGCGCGACGACGTCAGGAACATCTTCGACCGGGCCGAGGAGCGCGGGTATTCCGTGCCGGAGCGCACGGCGGCAGCGGCTCAGGGCCTGCTGTTCGAGCCCGACCTGAGTTACCTGATGGGCGACGACTATCTGCGCGCCATGCTCGATCTGACGGGCGGCGACATCGACCGCGCGCTGGCGGCCTACAATTGGGGTCCGACGAACGCCATCGGCTGGAGCGGCAAGTTCGAGGATCTTCCGGCGCAGTCGCAGGATTACATCCCCAAGATCCGCGCGAAATACGAAGAATTGACCGGGTCGGCGCTGCCGATGACCGGAACCTACGGCACGCAGCGCGTGACGTCACCGAGACCACAGCGGCGGCCCATCGGGCTGCTGGCGATGCAGTGAGAGGCTGAGTATGGCAGACGAACTTGAGCGCGCGCTACGCCAACGCGACATGGCACTCATGGCCGAGCCCCGCAGCCGGGGCGTCGCCCCACGCAAGCCGGGCATCATGGACTTGCCGGGCGGGATCGACGAGCGTCTGGCGCTGCTGAACCAGATTTTCAACCCGGTTGAGGCCATCGGCCAGTCCATGCGGGCTGGCGAGCGCATGATGTCGCCGGATATGGGCGGATACGACCGCGTGGCTGCCTTGGGCGACATGCTGTCTGGCGTGGCTGGCGTAGCTGGCCCTGCAGCCGTGGCGAGCCGTGCGTCCACCCCAGCCGCCGTGGCTGTTATGGAGGGCCTGCTCGGAGGATCGCCCACGACGCAGGCTGCGGGTGACACTATGCGTGCGATTGGCCGTGATGTCGTCGAGCGCCTTAACCAGCCCGGACAGATGCCGACGACATACGCGAACCCTATTCCGGGCTTGTTGGTCGGTCAGCACAATCTGTCGCCGATGGGTGTCAAGGTCGCCAGCGACATTGGCGGCATTCCCATGCCTTCTATGGCAATCGCCAAGGCTGAAAATCCCCTCACCCGTTTCGGAGACATCACGCTACTCGCTGATCCTCGCATGGTGCAACCGTCTCGCACAACAAATGTGTGGCCGATTGATGCCTACACCGGGCGACAACCGCGCGGAGACCAGCAGTTCGTCAGCCAAGCTGAAGCCGCGAAGGCTATGAAGGCAGACCCAAACTTCGGTCATATGCGTGATGCGACGTACTGGATGGACGCGGCAAACAGTTTTGAAGACGCCGACAACATGATGAGGACCGCCCAGCTTGGCGTCCGTGAGGGGATTGACCCGTCGAAATACAATAGCATGTGGGACTACGTCAGCGACGTTAGGGCCAAGTTGGGATATCAGGCTTATGAAGATGTTCCGATGATGCCGGGGTTTGAGGCATTCGCAGACGTTGAGCGTGTGTTGTACCCAAAGGAGCCATTTACCGCATCAGGCAATCGAAGAAAGCCGGTTCCGTACACGCTTGACGCGGTGATGAACCGCATGGCCGCCGACAAGGCCTATACGGCTGGATCTGAGGGGTGGCATTACGGACCCAGCTCGTTCCGCGCGGCAGCAACGCCTAAGTTCAGGACGGCTGATGAAGTGAAAGCAGCGCGCGACCTCATTGTTCCGACCGATCAGTTTGAAGGCGTGAAAAACGCATTTACCGACGCCTACGACACGGTTCGCGGCGACCTAGAGCAATACGCCAAAGACCCTCGGGCTGTGTATAGTTCCCCAGAAGCAATGGATGAGATCGCGAGGGGTGGAAGCGCGAATTGGTTCGGAAACGTGCCTGCAGAAGTGCGCGGGTATGTCGAGCAACTGGCCAGCACGGCGAGAAAGATGCCGACTGAGTACTTTGAGGCAAAGCCAAGCGTGGCTTACGCGCTCGGAGATTTCCCGGCGGCGCTTGTCCCATCTAACGCCACCGATACGGCAAATCTTTTGCGAAAGGCAGGTGTGCGGGATGTTTTGACTTACGGCTCCGATGTTGACCGAGCCGACCTCATTCGGCGCTTTCCAAACTTGATGTTTTCGCTGGGCGCGGGCGCAGGCGTGCCGCTCGGCCTACTCGCCATGCAGCCCGAAGAGGAGCAATATTGATGCCGCTGAAAAAAGGTTCGTCGCAGAAGGTGATCTCGGCCAACATCAAGACCGAGATGAAGGCGGGCAAGCCCCAGAAGCAGGCCATCGCCATCGCCCTCAGCAAGGCCGGTAAGGCCAAGAAGGGGAAGAAGTGATGGCCAAGGGTCTCTACGCCAACATCCATGCCAAGCGCGAGCGTATCAAAGCCGGATCTGGCGAGAAGATGCGAAAGCCGGGCACCAAGGGCGCCCCCACGGCGGCCGCCTTCAAGGCGTCGGCCAAGACGGCGAAGAAGGGCAAGTGATGGCTAAAGACACGAAACTGGCGCGGGCGGGCGTTTCGGGGTATAACAAGCCAAAGCGCACGCCCAGCCACCCGACGAAAAGCCACGTCGTCGTGGCCAAGTCGGGCGACGAGACGAAGACGATCCGCTTCGGCCAGCAGGGCGTGAGCGGTTCGCCGGAGGGGACGAAACGCAACGCGGCGTTCAAGGCGAGGCACGCCCAGAACATCGCCAAGGGCAAGATGTCTGCGGCGTACTGGGCCAACAAGGTGAAGTGGTGAGATGACCATCGCGACGTATGACGAGCTGAAGGCGGCCGTGGCGGACTTCTTGAACCGCGACGACCTGACGTCTGTCGTGCCGACGTTTATCCGCCTCGCAGAGAGCCGGATCGACCGGGATGTGCGTCACTGGCGCATGGAAAAGCGCAGCACGGCCGAGCTGGACACGCAGTACAGCGCGATCCCGTCCGACTTCCTGCAGCCCATCCGCCTGCAGATCACCGACGCGCCGACCAGCGAGGTCGCGCCGATCAGCACGGCCCAAATGCTGCAACTGCGCGGTGAGCGCAACGACCGCGTGGGCCGCCCGACGAACTACGCGCTGACGGCAGGCGGCCTCGAGCTGTATCCGACGCCGGATTTGACCTACAATGCGTCGCTTGTGTACTACGGCCGCGTGCCCGCGCTGTCCGGCAGCAATGCGACCAACTGGCTCCTGACCGAGGCGCCCGACGTTTACCTGTATGGGGCTCTGGTCCACTCGGCCCCCTACCTGAAGGATGATGCCCGCATTCAGGTCTGGGAAGCCCTGTTTGCGCAGGGCCTCAATAACCTGAACACCAGCTCGAGCGACGCCAAGTACGGCGGATCTGGGCTTGTCATGAAACCCAAGCGAGGTGCGCCATGAGCTTTACCAACGATCTCGAGACCCGCGTCCTGCAGTGGGCGCTCACCAACGGCTCCCCGACCCGCCCGACGGCGTGGTATGTCGGCCTGTTCACGGCTGCACCCGGCGAGACCGGCGGCGGCACCGAGGTGTCCGGCAATGCCTACGTCCGCAAGGCCGTGACGTTCACGGTCTCCGGCGACACGGCCAGCAACAACGCCGCCATCGAATGGCCGACGGCCACGGGTAGCTGGGGCACGATCACGCACGTCGCCGTCTTCGACGCGGATACCTCGGGCAACATGCTGGCCTACGCCGAACTGACCGCGTCCAAGACCATCTCGACCGGGGACGTCCTGCGTATCCCGTCGGGCGATCTTGACGTGACGCTGAACTGATAGGTGAGAGATGGCGACCATTGTCACACGGGCCGGGAAGGGTTCGCCTCTCACGCATGCGGAGGTGGACGCTAACTTCACCAATCTGAACGCTGACGTGACGCCAGCGGGCGCCGTGGCTCATTTTGCCATGAACACGGCCCCGACGGGCTGGCTGAAGGCAAACGGCGCTGCGGTCTCTCGGACGACTTACGCCGCTCTGTTCTCTGCCATCGGAACGACATTTGGGGCTGGCAACGGGTCAACGACGTTCAACTTGCCTGATCTTCGGGGTCGCTTCACCCGTAACTGGGCGGATGATGGCAGCATCGACAGCGGGCGTTCTTTCGGCTCCACTCAGGCCACGCGGGTGAATAACATCCAGACGATCACGTCCATAACTGGGTATGACATTTTTTCTGCCTCAACCACCATCAACGATAACGGCGCAACAAGTGTTAGAATTTACACTGGTGGCGGAAGCGGGACAAACTACTCTCTCACTTTCGCCAAAAAGGGCGGAGACACTTACCCGGACAACATTGCCCTTTTGGCCTGCATCAAGTTCTGAGGTGAACCATGAAAGTCTACCAGACGGACAGAGACGGCTTCTTCTGCCATGAGACTTTCGCTGACCCAGATCCGCTGGATGTCGGCAACTGGCTTGTGCCTGCTGGGTGCGTGACGCAGGAGCCGCCGCCTCTTTCAGGGGGCCAGAGGGCAAGGTTTGTTGACGGTGCTTGGGTCATCGTTGAGCCTGAGCCCGTCCCAGAGCCGGAGCCGGAACGCCCGCCGACCCGAGAGCAGATTGAGCAAATGCGCCGTGGTGCCTATACGGAAGAGGCGGACCCCATGTTTTTCATGGCCCAGCGCGGCGAAGCCACCGTCGAAGAATGGATGGCAAAAGTGGCTGAGATCAAAGCACGCTACCCATATCCGGCGGAGTAGATCTCGACGCCTGCGGGCGGGAGGAGTAGAGCATGGCGCTTCCGTACTACGTCGAGCCTGAGTACTGGCTTGAGGGCTACGCCGAAGGCGACGCCAAGATCGCTGCTGCCGCGACGAGCGCGACGTCTTCGGTTCAGGTTTCGGCTGGCCTTCTGTTCGAGGTGCAGGCCACTGCTTCGGCGGATGTGTCTGCCCAGTCTCAGGCGCAGATCGTTCAGCAGGCCGCCGCGCAGGCGTCTGCCGCCGCAGATGCGACGGCCAGTGCCGAGCGCGTCGCACAGGCGGCAGCAACCGTATCTGCAGCATCGACGGGCACGGTGGGCGCCGAGCGGATCGCCGAGGTTTCGGCAGACGTGGCGGCCCTTTCGGCTGTGTCAGCAGACGTCGAGCGTGTTCTGTCTGCAGATGCCACGGTATCTGCGGCGTCCGCAGCGTCGGCGCAGGTTGTGTCTGTTCTTTCCGCAAATGCGGAAGTGGCCGTGACGTCGGCGACATCCGCGTCGGCCCAGCAGATCTACCAGACGAGCGCAGCCATGGCCGCGATGACGTCTGTGTCTTTGGCGGCGGAACGCATTCAGCAGCCTTTCGTTCTCATCGTCGGTCAAGCTGCAGTCACGGCGAACCTCGAGGCCGTGTACCTGACTGGCGCTCATGCCCAGTGCGCGGCAAGTTTTACCGCCGCAGGGCAAAAGGTTTTGCGGGCTGGCGCGCTGGCATCTATTTCTGCTATACTCACCAGCAACGCCACCCTCAAATGGGAGGGTGCAGCGGCGCAGGACGAGGATTGGACGGGTCAGGGCGCGACACCCAGCGACTGGACCCCGCAAGCGGCAACGAGTGAAATCTGGGCCACCCAGACAGCGGCGGCAGAGAATTGGACACCAGCGACGCCTCCTTCGGGGTCTTGGTCGCAAGCATCGTGAAGGTGACGCATGGCAGATACCACCACAACCACGTTTGGGCTTGTGAAGCCAGAGGTTGGCGCATCTGCGGACACGTGGGGCGGCAAGATCAACGAGGATCTCGACAAGCTTGACGATCTGCTTGACGGCACGACGGCCATCAAGCCGAACCTGACCGAGGGCCAGTGGAAAGTCGGCGGCACGGCTGTCACCGCGACTGCTGCCGAATTGAACATCCTCGACGGCGTGACCGCGACGACCGCCGAATTGAACATCCTTGACGGCGTGACGGCGACCGCTTCCGAACTGAACATCCTCGATGGCGTGACCGCTACGACGGCTGAGTTGAATATCCTTGACGGCGTGACCGCGACGACCGCCGAATTGAACATCCTTGACGGCGTGACGGCGACGGCCGCCGAACTTAACGTCTTGGACGGTATCGCTGGCATAGCTTCTCAGGCTGAAGCCGAGGCGGGCACAGCTACAGACAAACTCATGACGCCAGCGCGTGTCGCTCAGGCGATTGAGGCTTTGACACCGACCGTTGACCCAACGTCCGAACAGGTAGGGAGCGCGACCGCAGGTATTGCGTACGGGGCGGTCGGAACGTATGCGTATCTGGCGTCATCGGGGACCATTGCGGGTTCGACGACGTTGGCCTCACCCGGCGGGACGGTGGCAGGATCTAGCTTGGTCGCTGCGGGTCCGTATGCAATGGAAGGCACCCCCGGCTACAGTATGCACGGCTCCACCTTGTCTGGCACATGGCGCTGCATGGGTTACGCCCATAACACGTCTACCTCTGCTCGGCGCGTCGGTTCAATCTTTCTGAGGATTTCGTGATGGACATTCGTAACCCGGTCTTTACCGCAGACAACCGCATCGATTGCGAGGTTAAGCACCCCGCCTACGGCTGGATACCATTCACGGCAGACCCTAACGATGTAGAGCCCCACGGGCGAGAGATCTACGCAAGAGCTTTGGCCGTCGGCCCGGCAGCTTACGCCGCACCTCCTGTAGTTCCCCCCGCCAAGGCAGAACAGGAAGCCAAGCGTCACGCAGCCTACACCGAAGAAGCCGATCCCTTGTATTTCAAGTGGCAGGCTGGTGAAGGCACCGAGGAAGAGTGGCTTGCCAAGCGTCAGGAAATCCGTGACCGTTACCCCTACCCGGCTGAGTGAGGACTGCAATGGACGTGCTGGAAGCTCTGATGAAATGGATCGTGGCCCCCGTGGCCGCCTTTGTGTGGGTTCTGCACGTCAAGCAGCAGGCCCACGCGACGGACATTGAGGTGCTGAAGGCCCAAGCGGCAGCCACCACCAAGGCGCACGATCTCGAGATGAAGAACCTCCAGACGCTGATCCAGAAGGTGTTCGACAAGCTCGACAAGATTGAAGAGAGCCTGCGCAAATGAAGATCAATCAAGCGACCGTAGAGCTGGTCAAGGAGTTTGAGGGCTTCCGCGCGAAGGCCTACAAATGCCCTGCCGGGATCTGGACCATCGGGTACGGCACGACGGCTGCTGCCGGTGTCGGCATCACACCGAAAGAGGGCATGACGATCACACGCAGCGACGCCGAGGGCTACCTGCACGGGGCGCTGGAGAAATTCGCTGCTCAGATCGAGAGCGATATCACTGCGCCGATCAACGAGAATGAGTTCGGGGCATTCGTCTCTCTGGCGTACAACATCGGCCCCGGCGCCTTCCGCAAGTCTTCCGCCTTGCGGCATTTCAACGCCGGAGACAAGGCGAAGGCGGCCGCCGCCATCCTGCTCTGGGATAAGGCGGGCGGCAAGGTGCTGAGGGGCTTGACCCGCCGCCGCGAGGCCGAGCGCAAGCTGTTCCTGACGCCGGTCGGCGGTAAGTTCGAGGGGCGCACGACTGTCGCCCAGTCGACCACGGTTCAGGCATCCGCCGTGCAAATCGCGTCTGGCGCGGGCGCAGGCATCGCGGCCGTCGGGGCTCTCGACGGCACGGCGCAGATTGTGGCTCTGGTGTTCGCGGGCGTCGTCGTGCTGGCGGCTCTCTGGATCATGCGGGAGCGCATCAAGAAGTGGGCGGAGGGCGTGAGGTGATCTTCGCGCGTCTGAAGATGTGGGCGGCCGGGATCGCCCTCGTCGTGGCCGCGCTGGCAGCAAGCTGGTTTGGCGGCAGAAAGTCGGCTCAGGCTGACGCCAAGCAAGAGGAGCTTGAGGGCTATGTCGAGACGCGAAAGCGCATGGACGAGATTGGCCGCATGTCTGATGCTGATGCTGCCCGTGACTGGCTGCGTGAGCGCGGTAAACACTGATGCGCTCTGCGCCGGGACCGAAACGGCGAGGACGGATCACGCGAAGGCACTGGCGCACGATGGTGGGCCTCTATCGGTTATCACGGGCGCGCATCTGATCCGCCTCATGGATGCGGGCTGCGGGCATGACACCTAGACAACAACAAGCCCTCGAGGCGTACGCGCGCCACGGCAGCATCTCGGCGGCGACCAAAGAGATGGGTATGGATCGGCGGGACTTTCTGCGCCTGCTGGACCGCGCAGGACTTGACGCAAAAGCGCGTCAGAAATTGCGCGTCGACCCAGCCATCGCCGACAGCATGGCCGCCGCAGGCACTAACATGGTGCCATCCATGGCTTGGGTGAAGGTCGCGGCGACTGAGGGTCAGCCCGGATATTCTGTCATGCTGCGCCCGGAAGGCGAGGAGCCGGAGGCCGTCGCCGACCGCATACGCGCAGCTCTGGAGGGCATGAAGCCTGCCGATCCTGTCGTGCCGCCCGAGAGCGTGATGGCGGATCTGTGCGCCGTATACCCGCTCATGGACGCGCACGTCGGGATGATGGCGTGGGGGCGCGAGACGGGCTCTCAGGACTACGATCTGGAACACGCGGCCAAGGACATGCGGCACGCCTTCGCCAAGGTGCTGGCCATGACGCCGCCCGCGCGGCAGGCGGTCCTGCTGATCGGCGGCGACTACTTCCACAGCGACGACACGCGCGCCGAGACGCCCGCCAGCCGCCACAAACTCGACGTCGACGGACGGTTCTATAAGGTGCTGGACGTCGGCATCGGCATCATCGCCGAGACCGTACACCAGCTCCTGCAGAAGCACGCCAACCTGCTTGTCCGCGTCCTGCGCGGCAACCATGACCCGCACTCCAGCATGATGCTCAACTTCGCGCTGGCCGAGCGTTACCGCAACGAGCCTCGGGTGATGGTCGAGAAAGATCCTCGCGACTTGTTCATGATGCAGTGGGGCAAATGCGCCATCTTCGCTCACCACGGCGACAAAGGTAAGCCTCAGCAGATGGCCCTGTACCTGTCGGATGTGTGCCCCTTCTGGTCGCAGACGCGCCACCGGCACTACCTGACGGGCCACGTTCACCACGACCACGCCAAGGATCTGGGCCCGCTGCGGTATGAGAGCCTGCGCGCCTTCTGCCCGCCAGACGCGTACGCGGCCAGCATGGGGTATGGCGGCCGCCGGGCTTTGCAGTCGATGACCTTCCACAAGCAGGACGGCCTTGTCTTGCGCGCCATGGACCCGATAGATCGGGAGGTTGGCTAAATCATGCGTCTGATGTATGATCTGACGCACAGGAGGCCCGCATGCCGCTAATCCCGCTCCAGATCCCGCCGGGCGTCTACCGCAACGGCACCGAGTATCAGGCCAGCAACCGCTGGTTTGACGCCAATCTGGTGCGCTGGATCGAGGGCACAATGCGACCTGTCGGTGGGTGGCGCACGCGCGACGCGGTTGGCACGACGGCGCCACGCGCGGCTCTGGCTTGGCAGGATCTGAGCGGCGACCGCCGGTACGCGGTCGGCTTTCACGACAGCCTGAAATCCGTACTCGCGTCGGGCACGGTGACTGACATCACGCCCACCGACTTGGTCGACGGCGATCTGGACGCGCAAGTCAACACCGGCTACGGCGGCGGCTTCTATGGCCAGCAGGCGTACGGCGTCGCGCGGGCCGATCAGGGCAACTACGGCGAGGCGACGACGTGGGCTCTGGACAACTGGGGCGAATACCTCGTCGCATGTTCGGTCGCTGACGGCCGCCTGCTCGAGTGGGATCTGGACACGGCCAACAACGCGGCCGCCATCGCCAATGCGCCCATCGACAACTTGTCTCTGGTGGTGACGGCCGAGCGGTTTCTGTTCGCCCTTGGCGCTGGCGGCAACCCCCGCAAGGTTCAGTGGTGCGACCGGGAGGACAACACCGAGTGGACGCCAGCCACCACCAACGAGGCAGGCGACATCGAGCTGCAGACGAACGGGCAGATCATGCTCGGCCTGCGGACGCGTGGCCAGACGCTTATCCTGACCGACCAAGACGCGCACGCGGCGACATATCAGGGCCCGCCCTTTGTGTACGGCTTCGAGCGCGTCGGCTCCGCGTGCGGCGTCATCTCCCGCAAGGCGGCCGTGACGGTCGACGAGGGTGTCTTCTGGATGGGCAAGCGCGGCTTCCACATCTACGCGGGCGGCGCCGTGCAGGACATCCCGTGCGATGTCGCGGATTACATTTTTTCCGATATGAGCGGCGCGCAGTCGTCCAAGATCTATGCCGTCAGCAATCAGGCCTTCAACGAGATCTGGTGGTTCTACCCGTCGTCGTCCTCGAACGAGAACGACCGCTATGTCGCCTTCAACTACGCCGAGCGGCACTGGTCCATCGGCTCGATCAGCCGCACGGCGGCCATCGACAGCGGCGTGTTCCGCAACCCGATCTGGTTCGACACGACTGGCACGTCGTACGACCACGAGACCGGCCTCTCGCACAATGGCGCGACGGTGTACGCCGAGAGCGGGCCGATCAGCATTGGTGCGGGCGACAACGTCATGTCGGCCACCATGCTCATCCCCGACGAAAAGACGCAGGGCGACGTGAGCGCCACCTTCCGCACGCGTTTCCACCCGAACGACATGCAGCGCACGTACGGGCCGTACAGCATGGCGAACCCGACCAGCGTGCGCTTCACGGGCCGCCAGATCCGCATGCGCGTCGAGGGCGCGCGTCTGGCCGACTGGCGCGTCGGCATCATGCGTCTTGACGCAAGACCGGGTGGGCTGCGGTGAGCTTGGGTTTCACTCCTCCACCCGTCACGACGGATCTGCACCTCTGGGCGCAGAACGTCGTGACATTCTTGCGCCGGACGGCCTCCCGCCTGCAGTTCAAAAACCCGCTCTCCTCGGCGACCGAGGACGGCGTGATCCTGTGGGACGCGGCTGGCGGCTATCCCGTCGTCGCGAAGGAGGGCGTCTGGCGGCAGATCGTGCTGGCCGACGGGTACGCCATCTTCGGACAGGATGCCGACGTCACGGCGGCCGCCGCTGACACGGCGTACAAGATCGCCTTGGACAACATCGCCTCGCAGGGCGTCACGCTGACCGGCTCGCCCGCGACCGACATCACATTCATCGAGGGCGGCCTGTATGAGATCGCCTTCACGGCGCAGATCGCCAGCACGTCGTCAAGCACCGTCAACTTCCGCTTCTGGCCCCGGATCAACACGGTCGACGTGGGCGGCAGCACGATTGTGGCCAGCCTCCACAACAACGGCGCCACGATCACGGTCAGCAGGGCGGCCATCTTCGCCTTCGAGGCGGGCGACGTCCTGAACGTCATGTGGGCCACCGACAGCACAAGCGGAAGCCTGAAGGCGCACGCGGCGACGGCCTACGCGCCAGCCGCGCCGTCTGTGACCATTGCCATCACGCGGGTGCAGGCATGAACATCATAGATGCCAACCGCGAGCATATTGAGGCGGCCCTCGAGTACAGCGGCGGCACGCACAACTTTGACGACGTCAAACAGGCCATCCTCGAGGGGCGCATGCAGCTCTGGCCAGCACCGAATAGCTGCGCCGTGACAGAGATCATCGAGTATGCTAGAAAGAGGGTGGTACACGTCTTTTTGGCGGCAGGTCAGATGGACGAAGTGGTTGACGGCATCGAGAGCGTGGCCGAGTGGGGCCGACAGCAGGGATGCCAAAGCATGACGATCTCCGGCCGCAAGGGGTGGGAGCGTATTCTGGACAAGAGCGGGTTTCGCCCCGTCATGGTCGTGATGGAGAAGGAACTGTAATGGGACGCAGCAGCAACACAACTGTGCAGGAGGCGAAGATCCCGGCGTGGGCCGAGGCCGCCGCTCAGGACGTTCTATCGCGCGCCAAGGATGTGTCGCGCATCCCGTACGCCCCCTACTACGGGCCCGACGTGGCGGCGATGACGCCGATGCAGATTGCCTCGATGCAGGGCACCAACCAGATGGCGGCCGCCTTCGGCTCGCCGACGGCTGACGTGATGGCCGGGGCGCCGACCGCGCAGACCTACGACGGCATGAGCGCGTACTCCTCGGGCTCACTGTACGACGCGGCTCTGGCCGAGCTGGAGCGCCGTCAGCCGGGCACCTACGCCGCGCTGCGTGCGCCGTTCCTCGATCCGATGACAGGCGCGCGACCGGCAGACACCTACGCGTACAACGCCTTGACCGGCGCTGGATCGGCCAGTGCCGCCGCGCCCGTCTCGGCGGCCGTCACCCGCGAGTATGGCGGCGGACGCGACAGCTACGGCCCGGCAGCAACCGGCGGCCGCAGCACGACATCAATGGCGTCTCTGGGCAGCTATGCGCCCGGCGGCGTGAACACGGCAAACCCAGCCAGCCTCGGCAACCGCGTCGCGGCTTCACTGAGCGGGCCGCAAGGTAAACCCACGGCAGCAGATCGTCCTGTCAGCCGTTCGAGCGCCGCCGGTGGCGGCAGCGGTGGTATGGGAGGCGGCAAATAATGGCTGGCGCAGGAAATCCTCAGAACGTGCAGACGCCCGTCGCGGGTAACGTCTCGCAGACGTCGGCAAACCTGTTCAATCAGGCGGCCGCTGGGCCCAACATCGGCCAGTTCATGAACCCCTACACCGGCATGGTGACGGGTCAGGCGATGCAGGATCTGAACCGGCAGCGGCAGATGGCGGTCAACGACATCGGCGCGTCGGCGACGCGTGCGGGCGCCTTCGGCGGGTCTCGCCACGGCGTCGCGGAGGCTCTGACCAATCAGGGCTTCGCGCAGCAGGGCGCGAACATGTTTGCCAACCTGCAGCAGCAGGGCTTCAATACCGCCCTGAACGCGGCCCAGAACCAGCAGAACATCCAGTCCGGCCTCGCGGGTCAGGGCTTCGGCTTCGCGCGCGACATCAGCAACCAGCAGTTCCAGCAGGGTCAGGCGCAGCAGGCGCTGAACCAAGCCCTGATCGACGCCGCGCGTGGCCAGTACGGTGGCTTCACCGGCGCCCCGACGCAGGCTCTGCAGCCGCTTATGGGCGCCCTCGGCGCGGCACCCGTGCCGACGTCCTCGACGACGACGCAGACCAGCAAGCCGGGTCTGTTCGACTATCTGACGGCTGGCGCAATGCTGTTCCGCCGCTAAACGATTGGGTCTTTCATGGTCATGACGCCTGAGCAACTGAAGCGCATGGTGTTCCCCGGCGAAAGCGGCGGGGACTACAACGCGCTCTTCGGCTACGCCAACCGCCCGGGCGGTCAGTTCGCGGGCGTCAACCTGACGGACATGACGGTCGATCAGGCTCTGCAGTTCGCATCGCCCTCCGGGCCGTACGGGCAGAGCGTCAAGAACCAGATCGGCCGCGTCGCGACGCCGATGGGGGCGTACCAGATCGTCGGCACGACGCTGCGCGCGGCCAAGGAAGGCCTCGGCCTGACCGGCAACGAGCGCATGACGCCCGAGCTGCAGGACCAGCTCGGCATGTGGATTTACCAGAACCAAGGCCCCGGCGCGTGGGAGGCTTGGGGCAAAGGTGGCGGCGGCGGCGGCAGCGGGTCGCGCAGCAGTGGAGGTGGCGCAATGCCGATGGGACTGTTTGATATGCAGGAAGAGCCGAAGACCTTCGGGGAGCGGCTGCGCGCCGATCTGCGCAGCGGCGACTTCATGGACCGCCTCGCGCTGGCCGCGAACAGCCTGCGCATGAACCCTGACCCGAATGTGGCGACGGTCATCGAGGCGAGCCGCGAGCGGCGCGCTGGCCAGCAGACGGCCAACCGCACGGCTCAGTGGCTGATGTCGCAGAACCGTCAGGATCTGGCGCAGGCGCTCATGACGGGCGCTATCGACCCGAAGACGGCTGTGGCGACGGCTTTGGAAAAGCAGAACGCAGTGAACGGCGTCGAGGTCGGTGGCAAGCTGGTCAACCCTGAAACGGGAGAGATCATCTACGACCCGACTGCCGGAGCCGCCCCTGTGCTGTCGGCGGAGCAGCTTTCTGGCCTGAACACGCTGCGCGATGACGCGACGACCTCGGCAGCCGAACTGTCGCTGATGCAGGACGCGTGGGGCAACATCAACACCTTCTACCAAAACCCCGGCTCTGTCAGCGACCGCGCGCTTGTCATTGCCTTCGCGAAGATCCTCGACCCGACGTCCGTCGTCCGCGAGAGCGAGAGTGCGGCAATCGCCAACTCTGGCAGCCTGAGCGCGGGCCTGCGGTCTACTCTGATGAACACGCTGCAGGGTGGCGGCAACCTGCCGGAAGAAATCCGCAACGAGATCCTGAAGCTGTCGCGGGAAATGTACACCCAGAAACTGCCCCGCGTGCAGGGGCGCATCAAGTTGCTGCAGGAAACCGCCGCGCGGGCTGGCTTGCCACCGGAGTTGGTGTTTGGCGGAACTCTTAGTGCGCCGGAAGACGTGACCGTGACACCTACTGTTCCGGCCCCGACAACGTTCACCCCGGCACCGTAAGGATCAGGGCATGGAAAAGATCGAACTCAAGAACTCTCAGGGCAAAGTCATCGGGACTGTCGATGCCGCTGAGTGGAACGCCATGCCGCAGGCTGACCGCGACGCTTTCATGGCTCAGTTCGAGCCAAAGCAAGAAGAGCCGAAGCGGCAGGCACGGGCCGCCGCGCAGGGTTTGACCCTTGGTTTTGCAGACGAGATTATCGCCGGGCTGCGCGCACCATTTGGCGAGGGTTCTCTTTCGGAGAACTACGAGGCCGCGCTGCAGGAAGAGCGCGACATGCTGAAGCGGTATCGCGAGGCTTACCCGTACAGTTCTGCAGCCTATGAAATCGGTGGCGCTGTCCTGCCAGCCTTGTTCACTGGCGGCGCAGCAGCACCCGCCGCCGCTACCCGCACGGCGGCTGTCATCGGTGGCCTCGGGCGCGGGGCAATCGGGGGAGCTAAAACTGGCGCGGTCTACGGCTTCGGGTCTGGCGAGGGGGATGTCTTGAACCGTGCCGCCAGCGCAGGCGTCAACGCATTGCTTGGCGGCGTCGGTGGGGGTGTTCTCGGTGCCGCTGGCGGCGCGTTGAAGGGCACTGGCGGCGCGCTGGTGAACTGGGTCCGCAACAAGACCGGCAACCGCCTCGCGGGCGTGGTCGAAAAGGAAGTGCAGCGTCTCGCAGAGCAGGGCGGCATGACCCCAGACGAGGTCATCGCTGGCGTCGCCGCTGGCCGCATCATGGCCGAGAACCGCACGCTGGAGAGCATGATCCGCCGCTTCTACTCCGAGGGCGGCCCGGCGGGCGCAGAGATCAAGCGCGTCATGACGACGCGTCCCGGCGAGACCCGCAAGGCTGCGATGTCTGAACTTGAGGGGGCACTCGGCAGCCCCGGGAACCCGCTGGCCAGACAGAGAGCCAGCGAGGAGTTGGCGCGCGAAGCCGAAGAGGCCGCGTATACGCGCGCACTCTCCCCCTCTGGCGTAGAACTTCCTGCCCCGGATGAGGTGGTCTCTCAGATGGCGGACGTCGCCATCCGCGCGCCAGCCGCGCTGAAGCAGGCGGCGGAGGTCGCGCGCGTCAAGTACGGGACACGTCCGTTCTTCAAGGAACTTGAGGACGGCACGATTGAGTTCACTCGGCAGCCCACGCTGCGCGAGGCCGAACTGATCTACCGCAGCCTGCGCGACATGAAGGGCGCGGCGTATACGGGCGGGCAAGGAACCCTTGGGGGCGCTCTCGGGGATCTGGCAGAGGCCTTCAAGTCCGAGGTCGATGTCGCTGCGCCGCTTCTGAAGGCCGCCCGCACTGAGGCAGCCGCCGTGCGCGACGCGCGCGACGCCTTTAAAGCTGGTCAAGAGGCCATCCGCCGCTCGCCGGATGAGTTGGCTCTCCTTATCAAGGACATCGAGGCGCTCGGGCCCGATGCCATTGCAGCCTTCCGTGAGGGCATGCTGGCCTCTGTGCGCGCGGGCATGGCTCGGCCCAGTGCCGCCCCGGCTCTGATGCGCGGGCTTGCGGATGAGACGACCGGGCCCGGCACTGCGCTGCGGCTGGCACTGCCACCGGGAGCCGCGCCGTCGGTGACGCAGAAGATCGACGTCGCCTCGGACGCCCAGCGTGCTTATCGCAACATCATTGAGGGGTCGCAAACGGCTCAAACACAGATGGCTCCCAGCGTCGGCGGTGCCGTGAACGTCGGGCAGGAACTGGCCAGCGGTATGGGCGGAGATCTCATGGCGTGGGCCCGCCTGATCGGCAGCGCCGCCGACAACCTGCGCCCGGGCCTGTCCGACGCCCAGCGGCTTGAGGTGGCTCGCGTCGTGCTTTCTACCGACCCGGCTCTTGTGGCCAGAGCCCTGAAAGACGAGAGTGCAGCCGCGCAGCTTATGGAAGCCACCGCGAAGGCCGTTGACATGGTTGTGCGCGCAGGCACGCGGGCGGCGGCTCCGGGCCTCAACTTGACGATCACAGGGGAATAACTGACCATGGCAAAGCGCGAGAAATACGGCCCCGACGTCGAGCTGGCGACCGATGACGAGATGGAGCTTGTCCTCGACGGGTTCGAGATCGAGATCGAGCGTGTCGACGAAGAGGACGAGGGCGGCACCTTCAAGCCCCTCGACGAGGACGAGATCGAGAACATCGTCTCGACGGCCGTGGATGACGCCATCAGCTTCATCTCGGACGAGATCGCCGACCGCCGCATCAAGTCGCAGCGGTACTTCAACGGCGAGGTCGACATCGGCGAGGAGGAGGGCCGCAGCACCATCGTGGCCACCAAGTGCCGCGACACCGTGCGCGCCGTCAAGCCGTCGATCCAGCGCGTCTTCATGACGTCCGAGCGGCCGGTGGAGTTCATCCCCAGCGGCCCGGAAGACGTGGCCAGCATGGAGCAGGCCAGCATCTATGCCACGGCCAAGTTCCGGCAGAGCAACGGCTTCAAGATCCTGCGCGACGTCACGCACGACGCGCTGGTCAACATCACGGGCTTCACCAAGGCATACTGGGCCGAGTACGACACGCCCAAGGTCTACGATTTCGTCGATCTCGACGACGCGCAGTATCAGGCCATCGTGGCGTCGCCCGGGGCCGAGATCGTGCGCCACGAACAGCGCCCGGACGAGGAGACGATTGCCGCCATGCAGGAGCAGGTGGCAGCCGCGCAGGCGATGGCCGAGCAGGCCGCAGCAGCCGGTCAGCCGGTCGACCCTGCCCAGATCCCGCAGATGCCCGCCGAGCTGCCGCAGCTCCACGACGTGCGCGTCATCCGGCGCAATCCGTCTGGCAAGCTGTGTATCGACACGGTCCCGCCCGAGGACTTCTTTGTCGACCGCAACGCGCGCGACGACGAGGATTTCTACGTCATCGGCCACCGCACTGAGATGCGCGCCGCCGACGTCATCGCGATGGGCATCGACGCGGACAAGGTCATGGATCTGGACAACGGATCGACCGTTGACATGCGCGACCAAGAGGAGGAGGAGCGCCGCCGCTACCCCATCCAGCGCGATGAGGACGAGAGCGTCGAAGATCCGGCCATGAAGAAGGTGCTGATCACCGAGGCCTACATGCGGATCGACGCGGACGGCACCGGCATGCCGATCCTGCACAAGTTCCTTCTGGGCGGCACCGCCAACCGCCTCCTGTCGTATGAGCCGGTCGACGATCACCCCTTCGCAGGCTGGCACGTCGACCCCGAGCCGCACACCTACTTCGGCCGCAGCCTTGTCGAGATCATCGAGCAGGATCAGGACGCTGCGACGGCCATCACGCGCGGCATCCTCGACAACGTCATGATGACCAACAACCCGCGCATCGAGGCCGTCAAGGGTCAGGTCGAGATGGACGACCTGCTCAACAACGAGATCGGCGCCGTCGTGCGCGTCAACCAGCCCGGCATGCTGCGCGACATCGCGGTGCCGTTCGTCGCTGGCCAGACCCTGCCCGCGCTGCAGTACATCGACCAGATGGTCGAGATGAAGACGGGCGTCACACGCGCCAGCATGGGCCTCGACCCCGACGCCCTGCAGTCGACCACGCGCGCGGCCGTGACGGCCACCGTCAGCGCCGCTGCGGGCCAAGTCGAGGTGATGGTGTCCAACCTCGCCTACACCGGCATGCGCCGCCTGTTCCGCCAGATCCTGAAGCTGATGGCCAAGCACAGCACCAAGGCCGAGATGCTGCGGATCAACGGCTCATACGTCCCGATGGACCCGCGTGTGTGGGATGTCGAGCTGGACGCGGCCGTCAATGTCGGCCTCGGCACCGGCAACGAGGAGCAGAAGTCGGCCATGCTGGCACAGACGATGCAGCTCCAGCTTCAGGCCATCGCGAACTATGGGCCGATGAACCCGCTCGCGGGCCTGCCGCAGCTCCGCAACACGCTGGCCGATCTGCACGCCATCAACGGCATCCACAACATCGACCGCTACTTCCTGCCGCAGCAGCCTATGGCTGCGCAGCCGGGCGTCCCGGGCGCCGAGCAGCAGCCGCCGCAGGGCGATCCGGCGCAGGCTATGGTGGCCGCCGAGCAGATCAAGGCTCAGGCCAAGCTGCAGTCGGACGCGCAGCGCATGCAGCTCGAGTTCATGAAGGCCCAGATGCAGGACGACCGCGAGCGCGACCGCATGCTGCAGGATCTCGAGATCGCCATGGCACAGATCTCGGCCAAGTACGGCATGCAGATTGACACCGCGCGCATCAAGGCCGAGCAGGCCGCGACGACCGCCGCGATGCAGCAAGCCGCGCCGCAAGCCCCGGCCGGAGGCCAGATGTGATGGATACCGCGCAGCGCGCCGCCAGAGCAAAGGCCCTCTTGGAAGACCCTCTTCTCAAAGAGGCCTTTGATGTGCTAGAAAATGCACAGATCGGCCTCTTCACCTCGCAGGTGTGCGATGCCGAACAGTTGATGGAAGCGCACCGGATGGTCCGGGCGCTGCGTTTGCTGAAGGACCAGCTCACCTCTGTCGTCATCGACGGGAAGCTGCTTGAGCGGCGCGAGGAGAAGAGGAAGCAGCACCGTGGCTGACACGACTGCAATGGACGGAAGCATCGACGCCGTGGCGGCGAGCCTGATCGACGGGCCGACGCCGACAGAAGATGAGAAGCCCGAGGAGCTGGAGCAGTCCGCTGAGGACGACGCGCAAGACCAGAGCGAGGGTGAGACGGCCGAGACCGAGGCAAGCGAAAGCGACGCCGACGACGAGGCCGAGTACGAGGACGAAGGCACCGACGAGGGCGAGACGGACGCCGCCGAGGAAGAGCCAGCCGAGCAACTGTTCACCGTGAAGGTTGACGGGCGCGACCAGCAGGTTCCTCTCAGCGAGCTACTCCGGGGCTACTCGGGACAAGCCTACATCCAGAAGGGTATGAAAGAGGTTGCGCTGGCCAAACAACAGGTCGCCGCAGTCTATGAGACCCTGACGAGCGAGCGCCAGCAGCTCACTCAATTTGTGCAAGCGGTGCAGACGGGGCAAGTCCCCATGCGACCGCCGGAGCCTCCGAGCGAGGATCTGCTTGCCAAAGACCCCATCGGCTACCTCGAGGCCCGCGTCAAATACGACAAGGATCTCGCGGCGTTCCAGCAGGGCCAGCAGGCCGTGCAGGAGCTGACAGCCCGCCAAGCTCAGGCGGAAGAGCAAGCCCACCGGGCTCGCCTTGCCGAGGAGCATCAGCGGCTCGCACAAGCGATCCCCGCCTTCGCCAAACCGGAAACGGCGGCCAAGGTGAAGCAGGATCTGCTCACGGCGGGACAGGAGGTCTACGGCTTCGACCTTGACGAGCTGCGTGGGGTGGCTGACCACCGCATGCTGCGCGTGCTTCACGACGCCGCCCAATACCGGCGTCTGATGTCAGGCAAGGTCGCGGACAAGCAGCCCACGCAAGCGCCGAAGACGCCGGTCATCAAGCCGGGTGTCAAGGCCGCACCGCAGGCGAGCAAGCGAGTGAAGGCTGAGAAGGCCAAAGCTCAGATGAAGCGCACCGGATCGGTCGACGATGTCGCCCGGTTCCTCCTGATGTAAACCCCTGAAGAAGGATCACGCCAATGGCTGTGAACGCGAACACCGAAAAGACCTATGACGTCTCCACGATCCGTGAGGATCTGCAGGACGCCTTCATCTCGATCTCCCCGACCGAGACCCCCTTCATGTCGTCGATTGGCCGCAAGACCGCCGCCAACACCTACTTCGAGTGGACCGAAGTCGATCTGGCCTCGCCCGCTGCGAACCGTGTGAAGGAAGGCGAAGCTGCCCCCGGCAACGACGCGCCCACCAACGGCAAGCGTCTGGGCAACTACACCCAGATCTCGGATAAGGTCGTGGAAGTCTCCTCGACTGCCGAAGCCGTGAACGGCGCTGGCGACATCCAGACGCTGGCCAAGCAGGTTGCCTTCAAGCTGAAAGAGCTGAAGCGCGACATGGAAGTCATGCTGCTCTCGAACGTGGCTGCCGACGCTGGCGGCGCTGACGAGGCCCGCATCACCGCCGGTCTCCCGGCCTTCCTGCGCACCAACGTCGACCGCTCGACCGGCACCGTCGACGGCGCCAACCCGACCCTCTCCGGCACGACCTCGGGCTACCCGAACGCCGCCGCCACCGACGGTTCGGTTCGCGCTCTGACCGAGGACATGCTGAAGTCGGTCATCGCCAAGTGCTGGGACAACGGCGCGGAGCCCTCGATTGTCCTGTGCGGCTCGGCCGTCAAGCAGAAGATCTCCTCGACCTTCACCGGCTCGGCGACCCGCTACCGCGACATCTCGGACAAGAAGGTCGTGGCGTCGATTGACGTCTACGTCTCGGACTTCGGCGATCTGCAGATCGTCCCGACCCGCTTCCTCGAGACCCGCACCGCCAACAGCGAGACCGTCGCTGGCCGTGACGTGTTCGTTCTGGACCCGTCGTACGCCCGCGTCGCCTTCCTGTCGAACGTGAAGCAGACCCCGCTCGCCAAGACCGGCCACGCCGAGCGTCGCCTGATCGCCGTCGAGTACGGCCTGCAGGTGGACAGCGAGAAGGCGCACGGCGTCATCGCCGACATCAACGGCGCTCTCTGATCGCCGCTGTGACAACCCGGCACCCCCGCGAGGGGGTGCCGATCACGCAGGAGGAATGAATGACCCGCATCCGCATCACGACCGACCGCTTGCCCCAGCCGGGCCGCCACAAGGGCGCCGAGCTGGACGTGTCGCCCGAGAAGGCCGCCAGCATGGTGGCTCAGGGCTTCGCAGAGATCATCTCCGCAGCCGCCGCGCCAGAGGCGCCCGTCGGCATGCGCCGCCGCCGCGTGGCCGAGGCCAGCGAATGAGCGACCCCTTCCGCCATTACGACGTCAACGAGCGCATGTTCGAGCAGGACGGCAAGCTGATCGTCCGGCGGCATCAGGACGTGCAGTCTCTGCTCGACGAGAACCACGAGATCTCCACCTACGCGCCCAGCGCGCATGGCGACGCCAAGTTCCGGCTGGCTGGCCGCATCCCGCTGGTGATCGCCGAGCAGTGGTCCGCCGAGTGTGGCGAGGCCATCGGCACGCAGGGCTTCGCACAGTATGTCCGGCGCAAGCTGGCTGACGGCGATTTCGCCAAACTCCGCGTGAAAGGGTTCTGACATGGCCGACGAGGCGAACACCCCGAACCATCGGTACTACAAGCCGGAAAACAACATCCCGCTGCAGCCGAACGAGACGTCGAAGACGATCATCAAGGCGTCCGCCATCGAGAAGATCGACGCGCACATCGCGGCTCTGGCCGCCCAGCGCGGCGAATAAGGAAACGCCGGGTCACAGACCCGGCGTCAGCCACAAGCCCGCATAGAGCAGGCCAAAGAGGATGGCGGCACCTGCGGCCGCCTCGACATACTCACGCAGCATCGTCGGCCTCCTCACGCTCGAGGAGGGCAAGCCGCGTGCGGGCCGCCTCGGCTCGCATGCACTGCATGGCGATCTCATCCCCCACCCACGCAGGGCGAACCCCGGTGCCATAGCGGGCCTCGAGCTGCCGCACGTCGGCCTCGCAGGCCTCGATGGTTTCCTTCAGACGTTCCTTGTCGCTCATTTCTTGTCCCTCCGGGCGTCATGCAGTTCAATCTCAAGTCGGTAGATGCGCTCCCGCGCGTGGTCGAGATCCGCGCGCAGATCGTTCAGCTCTTCCGCGTCTGCGTTGTCGCGGTACGTCTGCGCCTCGCGCAGCTCCTGACGCAGCTTGTCGTTCTCCGCGATCAGATCCGACATCATGCGCGAGACGACGTCGGTCTCTGTGGGGTGGATGCCGCGCTCGTCGATGACGCGGATGAAGTCGTCGATGTCGTTGGTGTAGAAGTGCAGCGACGGGACGGGCGCGGCAGTCATGTGGCTCTCCTCAGAATGGCGGCTCTTCGCCGGGGTAAGATGGCATCCAGCCGGTCGGCTTGGGGTATTCAAGGCGCGCTGGCTGCGGTTTCGGGGCGGTTGGCTGGGCGCGTACGCCCAGCTCGTTGAGGAAGCGTTCGAGGTCAGTCACGTCAGGCCGCCTCGGCCGTCATGACCTCGATCACGCCGATGGAGACGAGGCGGTCGTACGTCTCGCGGCTGCCATCGAACTGGACGTGGTCGAAGTTCATGTACTGAAGCAGGTAGCGGCCCGACGCGCCGAGAGCGCACCAGCCCATGCCGCTGTTGGCGAAGCGGGCGATCTCCTTGGTCGAGGAACCGCGATTGGTGGTGACCGTCACGCGCATGACGATGTCGGACTTCAGCTCTTTGATGGTCAGGGTCTTTTGCATGGTAGATCTCCTTGGTTGGTGATGGCCTTCGGGATGCCAGCCCCGCAGGGCTGGTCACCGGAAGGTCAGAAGTTGTAGTCGTAGAACTTGCGCGGCTGCGGCTCGATGAGCGCCTTGCCGTAGGCGGTCCAGAAGCGGCCGTCATTGCGCTTGTTGGCCTTGATGACGTGGCCGTCTTCGTCGGCCTCGATGAGCCACTTCTGCGCGCTCTGGTTCGAGCAGTTGGCGACGAAACCGCCAGCGTGCCACTCCGGCTTCCAGCTCGGGTCTTTCTCGCATTTCATGGCGCGCAGCGTGAGCTGCTTGCCGCTGGGGCTGACGGCGATGATTTCGTAGGGCGTGATGTCCGTGTAGCCGACGACGTTGGCGTATGCTTTGATTGCGAGGGTCATTTCAGTTCTCCTTGGTGGTGTTGAATTATGACTGCCGCCCCTCGAGGCGGCAGGTATCTTTCAACCTCTCCCTGTGTCCCCCCTTACGTTCTTCGCGGTTCGGGGTGCCTCGTCCGAGGCTGGCTGGTAGGGTGGCCCGGTGTTTCGCCGCCGGGTCGGCCAAAGAGCGTTTCGATACATTCTATGTACGCCCTCTGAAGTACCTTTGCAAGTACCTTTTGCGATTAATTCGACGAATTTTTCGCAAGTCCCAGCTCGGCCGCCAAGGCGAGGTACGCCGCCCCGTCGACATAGCTGTCGCGGTGCGGACCGACGCGCAGGCGGGCGATCTTCAGCCACGCCATGCACAGAGCGACCTGCTCCGGCGACACCTGCGTGCCGAGGATGACCTGCCACCCGTCCGCGACGCGCTGGAAGTTCTCAGCGGGCGGGCCGTACGTGTCCTGCCGGTCGCCGTGGATCAGGCTGTCAGCCTCCCGCAGAACCTCGCCCCGGATCGTGTCTCTGTCCAACACCCACTTAGCCATGCCGTGCCTCCACCGGATGATCCCCCTGCCCCTGATACTTGCCGTCGTACGCCCGGGGCTCATGCAGCTCATGGAACAGCACCTGCGCGATGCCCGCCCCGGCCGGGATGTCGATTGACCAGTCGCCGTGATAGACCAGCTCGAGGGTCAGGAAGCCGCGCCAGCCGGGCTCGATCACGGTGTTGAAGACCGACAGGCCGCGCCGGGCCCACGTCGACTTGTCATGCACGACGCCGACCAGATGCTCCGGCATCTGGAACTCCTCGATGGCCGAGGCCAGCGTGAACCGCTTGCTGGTCGACAGGTACACGTGCTGCTTCAGGCGAATGTCATATCCGGCCTCACCGAGGCCATAGCTGACGCCATGCTCGCGACGCTTGTCAGGCACCATGTCCTTGATGGGCGCCGCCTTGTACAACAGTTTTCCATTTAGTAGCACATCAGATCTCCTTCAGGCTCGAGACAAACTCTTTCTCCGCGTCGATCTTTTCCTCGACACGACGCAGGCGCAACTGCTCATACGGGTGATCGGCCAGCAGCCGGTGAACGAACACGGGCTTGGTCTGCCCGGGGCGCGCCAGCCGCTTGACCGTCTGCGCGTACAGCTCCGGCGACCACGGCATGGCGTACCAGAGCATCCGCGCGCCGCCGAACTGCAGGTTCAGGCCGTGCCCCGCGCTGGCCGGGTGGAGGGCCAGCAGCGGCAGGCGGCCCGCGTTCCAGTCCTCGATGACGCGGTCGGCCTTCTTGTCGCTGACGCCAGCCCCGAGGTGCGGCATGTCCGGCCACAGCTCGCGCAGGACGTTCAGATCCTCCTGATACCAGTAGCAGAGGATGAGCGGCTCGCCGTCGAGGGCGGCGATGAAGTCGACCAGCGCGTCGGTCTTCCCGGCGTCGTAGTGCTGGACGGCCTCCCCCTCGCTGTAGACGTAGCCCTGCATGATCTGCGAGAGCTTGCCGCTGGCGACGGCCTGCGACAGGGCCACGATGGCCGCGTCGTCGCTCGGGTCGATGTCGGACAGCGTCCCCTCGCGCCCGAGGTGGATCATCAGCTCGCGCTCCATGCTGTCGGCATCAGCGCGGGCGGCGGGCGAGAGCGGCACGATGAGATCGTAGTCCGGGCCCGAGACAAACGGCACGTCGACGGTGTCGGTGCCGGGGATCGTCACCATCCAGTCGTCGATGACGCTCTGCAGGTACGGCAGGGACGCATCCACGACACGCCACTTGCGGCCGTGGTAGTCGAGCGGCTGGAAGTAGGACATGCGCCACGGGTCGAATGACTTGCCCCACGCGCGGCCCTTGGAGACGATCTGCAGGGGCATCCACAGATCCTCCCACCCGCCCGGGCGCGGCGTGCCGGTCAGGCCCCAGATGGCGCCGAACTTGGTGCTGAACTTGTTCAGCGCCTTGGCCCTCGAGCCGCGCGGGTTCTTGAAGCGCGACAGCTCGTCGATCACAAGCTGATCGAGGCCCGGGTGGCCGGGGAGGCCCTTCAGCTCGTCGATCAGCCACGGCAGGTTGTCGATGCCGCACACGTAGACGTCATGCGCCTCGCGCAGGGTGGCCGCGCGCTGGGCGGCCGTGCCGCCCAGTACGCCGAAGTCGAGCCCGGAGAGGTGTTCCCAGACTTGGATCTCGCGCGGCCACGTCGAGAGCGCGACGCGCTTGGGCGCCACGACGATGGCGGCCCGGATCGTGCCCGCGTCGAGCAGATCTCGGATCGCCGTCAGGGCGCACGCGGTCTTGCCGCCGCCCATGCCGAGGACGATGACGACGCCCTCGCTCGTCTTCATTTCGTCGATGAGGCGGAGCTGCACCGGGCGGAGCTGGGCGCGCGTTCTCATGACTTGTCCGCCAGTGCCGCCTTGCGCTCGCGAGCCATGCGCGCCAGCGTGCGCTCGATGGCGGCAGGGCTGCACGACCAGACAGGCTTGCCGCGCGTCTTCGGCGCCTCCGCCTCGACCACGTCTCTCCAGAAGCGGCTGCGGGTCGAGGGGATCTGGGGATCGAACTTGGACGTCGCCAGCTCGATGCCGAACCTCTCGCAGGCGGCGGCGATGGACGACCTGTGCATGCCGTAGTGCTTTGCCGTCTGGTTAACCCCCCAGCCCTTATCCCTCGCTGCCACCATCATGTCGCGAGTGATGAATTTCCGTCCTGTAGCCATAGGCTTTCTCCTTTATTCTGTTGATCTCGGCCAAATTCTGCTTGGCCATGTATTCGATAAGCTCCAACTGCTCCTGCGTGACCCACCAACCGGGCAGCTTGACGTAGCCAGCCAGCCTCAAGGCCCTCGATCCGGGGCTGTTGGACGGGTCACGGGGCATCGTTGGCGTCCCTCGGCCAGTAATGGTTGCATGTCTCTCCTTCGCTGGGCAGACCCATGAACCATGCCTGCCGATACTCACTCGGCTTCGTGCCACTGGCAGGGTTTCGGTAGCACTTGGTCTTGAGCGGACAGGTCTCGCTGCCGCACATGGAAATATCAGGCATCTTTCTCTCCCTCAATCTCGGCCAGCGTGGCGCGGGCGATTTTACCAAAATCTGTGCTTCCGAGACCCCAAGGGCCATCACTTGGCAGGCCGTATCTATTTTCGTCCGCATAGAACCGCAGCGCCTCCACCGCCTTCGCCAGCTTGGCCTCAACAGCCAGTGTGCGGTTGATATGCGCCATCGTGGCGTTGGCGCTGTCGCGGGCTACCTTTTCCAACGTATCAACGGTCTGTGCGTTGGCATAACCCGGAGCGTCCTCACCGCCGCAGATGGCTAAGGCCAGACGCTCACGCTCCTCCCGCAGTTCGTGCATCTGGTTGTGCCACTCGCCGCAATAGCCAGTGTTGAAACAGTCAGAGCAGCCATAAGGCTCGGGCGCTCCTCTGGGGCCACGGCAAGTCATGCACACTCCCTCTCGCCCTGCGACATCCTGCCAATGATCCCGCTCCTTCTCCAACTCCTCCGCATAAGCCTCGGCCTCCTTGGCGTCAGCGCGGGCGGCTTCGAGTTGTTCGGTCAGGGCATCCGCTTCTTTCCGCCAATGCACAAACGACTTCCAATGCTCGTCCCTCTCGGCGGTCAGGGCTTCGATGCGGTCGGCGGTATCTGGAACAAGGTTCCTAAGCACCAGTAAATTCGTGAACCCGTCAGGTCGCTTCTCAGGCCACATCTTCACAAGGTCGTAGGTGTCACGCAGCGCCTTCACCAGCTCTTCGTCAGTCAGTTCTTCGTCAGTCATCCCTTCTCCCCTTTCAGTTTTGCGACGGCGGCGCGCAGCCTCTGGGCTTCTTCGTAAAGTGGGCTTGCAGAATGCTGATCTGTCGGCCAGCGCGCCATTAGTGCTTTCGCCGCCCCCACCAGTTCCGTCACATCGGGCGCGTCGATAAGGGCTTCGATGCGGTCAGCTCGGACGTATTCAATTTCTTGGGTTCCGCCCGATACAGGCGACCAGTTTCCGCCCCAAGCATCAATCCATATCCGTTCAGGTGCGTCAGTCATCCCCGTGGCCTCCGCTGCTTGCTGTCTTTCCAATCCACTGTCCCGATCTGCACGATGCCGGGGAAGTCGTCGATGCGGGTGACGCCAGACTGAGAAATCCACAGACCTGCATATATCTCCATATCAATTGCAGCCGCATACACCCTGTTGTCTTGCTGTCTCGCCACCCACTCAACCCAATAAGGCAGCTTCTCCCATGCGATCACGTCTTGGGTCTTCAAAGAGCTTTGCTCGCTACGCTGCGCGGGCAGGGGGACGGTGCGGTAGACACAGTGGTTTAGAAAAGCTTCCATTTCTCTTGGCCAATCACGCCCATCATAGCGTGCGACAACAATCTCCCCACCCGCCTTCTCATGCTCATGCAGCGCAGCCTTTTCCTCGTCGGTCAGCAGGCCATACGGCACACGATTGTTGGTCATGTCGATCATTTCACACAGCTCCCTTCGACCCATTGTTTATCGGCGGCGATGCACTGTTCGTAGCGCACTTGACCTCGCTCCATGTCTTCGAGCAGCAGATACCCAAAGCCGTAAACAATGAACGCGATCAAAACGGTCCCGGCCAGATACGGAATGCTGTCCCAGAACTCTCTCATGTTAGTCCCTCCTTGTATTCCTGAATTGCTCTACGGACTTGAGCCATGACGTTCAGGATGCCCCTGTTGGTGCTGCCGCGACCCGATCTGGGCAGTATGCCACACAGGCGTCCGCCGACCTTGATCTTGTAGTGTCGCGCGCCGTTCTCGATTTCATACGGCACACCTGAGGCAGCCAACTCCTCCTCAAAAGGCGCGAAGTGCTTCTTCATCTCCGCCCCCGTTCCCAAGCCAGACGCGACAGCCGATTGGCCAGCTCGTCGATGTCATCGACAGTCATCTGCCGATTTTCAAGGATGGCATAGTAGACAAAGTTCATGAACCGCTTGGTAGGCAGGACGGACGCCGCGTTGCTGATCCCCATTGCGGCCTCTGCGTGGATATCACGGTGCGGCATGGTCTCTTCTTTCTTGCGCCAGAACATCACATGTCCTCCGCCAGCAGATCTTCCATGCGCAGCGCGTACAGACGCGTATGCACGACGCCCCCGTTGTCGGCCAGCGTGCGCAGCACGGCGTCGACATCGTCGAACTGCTCCTCGAGGAAGCGGGCCACCTCGCGCGCCGTCGCGGGCCCGTTCTCCAGCTCCTGCAGAACCTTTGCCGGCAAATTATCGAGACGCGCGCCGGGCGTCATGTGACCCTCGAACTTGACGACGACCCACGGCGTGCGGTCGCGGTGCGTCTGGTTCGGCACGATCAGCGCCCGCACGCAGTCGCCAAGACCGATGTCGGCGTCCCGCGTGACGCGGGCGGGAATGAACACGCTCTCGCTGTGCGTCGTCGCCAAGACGCCAAAGGCGGTCCCGGTCGGCAGGATGTTGGTGATGAGGATGTCTTCAACAGGCATTTGCTTGTCCTTGGTTGGTGTTCGTTTGAAAAGCCCCCGGCGCGAACGCCGGGGTAAGTTGGGCAGGCAGTGACGCACCCTACACCGAGATCCGGTGCAGGGTAAAGTACTTTTTACACCCGGCGGCGGCGGCCCTCGGGGGCGGCAGCGGCGGGCGCCGGGGCGGGCGCGGGCTCCGCCTTCACGACCTCGTCAACGGGCGCCGGAGCGCCATCGTCCGCGCTCTCTTGGCCCTGCATGTTGGCCCAGCTCACGATCTCGAGCTTGGGCACGTACGTGCGGCCGTAGCTCGCGTGCTGGTAGCTGTCCGAGCTGATCTGGATGATCGGGCAGATGAACTCCGACCCGGTGTCGATCTCGCGCATGATGGCGTCCAGCATATCGGTCAGGGCGCGCAGGCCGCCGACAGAGCTGGTCTTGTAGAGCGCCTGCTGGCCCGCGAACGCGCCATCGAGGAACTTGAGGTCGACCGACATCTGCTCGCGCCACGCGCACAGCTCCTGCGTGCGGGGGTCATTGTGCTGCGGGAGCGTCGAGGCGGGCGGCTTCTGGCCCCCGATGCCCCACATCTCCTCGCCCATCATCTCGTTTTTGCCCTGACCGGGCTGGCGGTTCGTCCAGCACGAATAGCCAGTCTGGAACGACATGGGGTTGACGATGGCCTCAGTGCCGTTCGGGACGGCATTGTCTTCGCGACCCATGACCCACGCGCCGTCCTTCAGGAGGCGGAGGAGCGGCTGCCCGCCGACGGAGGATGAGATGGTGGAGCGAACCTGCGCGAGGCCAGTGCGGAGCGATGCGAGAGCGGCGACGCCTGCAGCGTTCGGGGTAGTCAGTGCGTGGGACATGAGTTTCTCCTGTGTCCTGTTTCCAAGCGGCAGCGCCGCGCCGCACCACTAGGCAGGTGCCGCCATCTCGTCAGACCTTGCGGCCCTGCAGGGCGTCCGACAGGGCGCGCAGCCTCTCCGGTACAGACTGCACCGGCTTCTTGATCTTGTCGCTGCGGGACAACTTTGTTCCGCTGGAGACGCCCGCCTCGACATAATGTTTCGGCAGAGCCAGATCCTTCGCCTTCAGCAGCTTCTCGATCTGCGCGGGCGATTTTACCTTACGCTCGGTCCACGCGTCCATCTTGATGCGGTGCCGCTTGAAATAGAGGCGCAGTGTGCTTTCCTCGACAGCCCAAGTACGGGCGCCAGCCTTCTTCGCCTCGAGGCCCCACCCGGGGATCTCGGACCCCTGCTCGACGTACGCGTGCGCCTGAGCGAAGATGTCGGCGATCAGGGGCTCCGCCAGCTCCGCCATCTCGAGCAGCTCGGCGTACCGCTGGCCCCACTCGGCGCGATCCTCGGGAGACCCGTTCGAGGCCGCTTGGCGCGCCTTCAGGGCCTCGAGCTTCTCTCCCAGCACGGCCACCGCATTGAGGTGCAGCGGGCAGACGGTCTTGCAGCGCGCGAAGTCGCACCAGCTCCCCTTGGCGATGCGGGCGTCGTCCTTCTGCGCCTCCTCGACGGCCTGCTTCAGGTCGGCGACGTACGCGTCGAGGGCGGCCACATCTGTGGTCCAGTGCTGCACGATCTCGTTGCCGGACTGCGCATTCAGCGGCTGGATGATGGCCAGCGTGACGGGCGTGTCCGGGTACACGGCGCCGATCCAGTCGGCCTCGGTGTTCAAGGCCCCGGCCGCGTAGAACATGAGCTGCTTGTTCTCTTCCGCGCGCACGGTCTTGAAACCGAATTTCCAATCCATGACGAAGATCTCGTCGCCGCAGACGGCGATGATGTCCGACGTGCCGAAGGCGCCCGGGATGCCCGGCACCGCCACGCGGCGCTCGACCAGCAACCGCATCTCGCTGTCGAGGCGGGCCTCCTGCGCGGCGCAGAAACGGTCGAAGGCGGCCAGCGCGGGCTCGCCCTTGTCATCCCACAGCTTGCGGTCGACCGTGAAGCTCCAGCTCCCGTCGGCGGCCGTGAAGGTGTAGGGCAGCATGTCGGTCGGCTCTACCCCGTCGCGCAGGGCCATCGCCATCAGCTCATGCAGCGCCGTCCCCTCACGGGCGTACTCGCTGCCGCGCTCATCCTTCGGGACGAGCTGCTCGAGCTTGTATGAACGCGGGCACCCCATGCGGCGGGCGGCGGTGGAGCCGCCGACGATGTCGCTGTGTTCCTCTGGTGTCAGGTGTTCAGTCATACCACCACCCAATCCTCCGCCAGCATGTCCGTCTGCGAGGCCAGCCACGGGACTTGTTGGTCATCTGCCGTCTTCATGTAGATGTACGGCAGCGTCATCTTGCTGTGAGCGTCCGGGCGCTGCAAGGCCAGCCACATCCCCTTCCCGTTCCAGCCAGAGCGGGCAACCCGCGCGCCGCCCCTCAACGCGATAAGCGCTTGTCCGAAGTCCATGCTCATGCTTTGACCTCCGGTACGGCGGCAAGGATAGCCGCCTCGATGATAACGTACTCGGGGCGCCCAGTGTACGCGGCGGCAGCCTTGACGCGGGCGCGGACGTCCGGCGAGAGGAAGGTCTTCACCTGCTCGCGAGGCTGCTCGG